CAATCTTACCGCCGTCCATAGCAGAGATATCTCCGTAGTGTTTCATATAGGGAAAGCGTTTCGTGGTAACTCTTACGGCAAAAGGCTCCACCTCGGAAGCCCAAACGGGTGTGATACCCGCAAGGACCCCACCGAGAGGAAAGCCACCCGAACCATCGAACAAGCTTCCAAGTTTAAGATTCGACATTTCGTTCCTCCACTTCTTTTACAAGATCGGAATAAGGAATACGCTCACCGCCGCGGATGACATACACATTATCGCTGTCCCCGGTATCCTCGACATAACGGCGGAGAATAACGGAAGCGTACTTCTCGTCAAGCTCCATAGTATAGCAGATGCGGTTCGTTTTCTCGCAAGCCATAAGCGTGGAGCCGGAACCGCCGAAGGTATCTACCACGATAGCGTTTTCTTGTGAGGAGTTGGTGAGCGGATAAGACAAAAGGTCAAGCGGCTTGCTCGTAGGGTGATTGGCATTGCGTTTGGGTTTATCGAAGTTCCAAATGGTGGTCTGCTTTCTGTCGGAATACCATCTGTGCTTTCCGTTTTTAAGGAAACCATAAAGCACGGGTTCGTGCTGCCATTGGTAGTCCGAGCGACCAAGCACCAGACTGTTCTTCGCCCAAATACATACACCCGCCAAGTGGAAACCCGCATCAACGAATGCTTGACGGAAGGTCAGCCCCTCGGTGTCGGCATGGAATACGTAAGCCGAACCCCCGGTTTCAAGGTGAGCAACCATATTATCAAAGGCGGCACGAAGGAAATTATAAAACTCTTCGTTCTTCATACTATCGTTTTGGATCGTAAGTCCGCTTTTGCTTTTAAAGGAAACGCCGTAGGGCGGGTCTGTTAAAATGAGGTTTGCTCGTTTGCCGTCCATAAGGGTTGCGACATCGTCAGCGTTTGTTGCATCACCGCACAAAAGTCTGTGTCTGCCAACCGCCCACACGTCACCTCGCTGAACGAAGGCGGCTTTTTCAAGGGCAGAGGTGAGGTCATAATCATCATCTTCGACCGCTTCTTTTTCCTTGCCGAAGAGGTCATCTATTTCTGCCGCGTCAAAGCCCGTCAGAGATACATCAAAGGCTTCACCCTGCAAGGCTTCAATCTCGACACGGAGAAGCTCCTCGTCCCATCCGGCATCAAGCGCCATTCGGTTATCAGCGATGATATATGCTTTCTTCTGAGCTTCGGAGAGGTGGTCGACAAATACACAAGGCACCTCATTGATACCTTCCTCACGAGCAGCGAGAACACGTCCATGACCGGCAATGATACCATAGTCGCGGTCTATGATGACAGGATTGATAAAACCAAACTCACGAAGGCTTGAACGGAGCTTGCCGATCTGTTCGGGGGAATGCGTCCTGGCATTGTTTACATAGGGGACGAGCTTGTCAAGGGAGACAAGCTGCATCTCCGTTGTAGTTGTTTTACTCATATCAAAGCCTCCCTGTAATGGCATCCCTCGGCGAGGGTCTCATAGTCTCTTTCCGTAAGGTTGAGCTTTTCGATAATGCCGAGAGGGGTGAGGTCGTAGTTCTCGATAACATAATCCTCAAGAGGAATGTTCTTGTTGTTTTTGATAACGATGGAGATGGGTTCGGCAATGCCGATTGCATATCCGAGCTGAACCTCACACCACTTTAAGTGATAGAGATCGAGAAGCTTGCAAGCCAGATGCCTTGCCATATACGAAGCGGAGCGGTCAACCTTGGTCGGGTCTTTGCCGGAGAAGGCACCACCGCCAACGGCACAATAGCCGCCGTATTGGTCGCATACGATTTTTCTTCCCGTAAGACCGCAGTCAGCGGTGGGACCGCCAATCGTCCAAGAGCCGGAGGGATTGATAATAAGCTCGGGCAGAGAATGCTCTCCAAAGATATCCTGGATGAGCCTTGTAACCGAAGCCCTCACGTCCTCAAGGTTTGCCATATCCTTGTGGCATACGGAAACGAGAATTGTCTGCACCGAATCGAGCGTAGGCTCGGCATCGAGGTCAACGGTGACCTGGGTCTTGGCATCGCCTTTGAACAGACAGTTGGGGTTAGTTTCAATGTCGTGTTCAATGGCACGGATGATTTTATTAGCAAGGTCGAAGCCAAAAGGCAGCTTGCTTTCGGTTTCAGCCGTAGCATATCCAAACATAATGCCTTGGTCGCCCGCACCGATTTTTGTATCACCGGTAACAGCTTCGTTGATTTCGTGGGACTGCTTGCCGATGAGGTTAATAACCGAGTCTACGGTGTAACCGAGCTTGTCGGCAACCCTGCGGACGATGCCGATGTAGTCAACCCTTGCGTTGGTAGTGATTTCGCCACCCAGGATGACCGTGTTATCTTTTACCATCGTTTCGATACCGCAATGGCTGTCCTTGTCTTGGGAGAGACATTCGGTAAGGATGGCGTCCGAGATTTGGTCGGCGTATTTGTCCGGGTGATATTTGCTGATTTGTTCTGTTGAAAATAGTCTCATACGTTAATATCCTTTCCTTGCAGTAAGCAAACGCTCCATCACGTCATCGTGGGGAGTAGCGCCGTCATACTCGACAGAGCAATTTTCCTTTACGATCTGGAAAATAGAAAACCAGGATGCGTTCACTTGTTTCATATAGTCGCGGCTCATTGCCACATACGGACTGGCGATAGCGTTGCCCGTGGTGGGATGCTTGGCAAGGAAACCGAACTCGGAGATTGCCTCTTCGCATTGTACCCAACGGGAAACGGACATCGCATACTGCTCAATGAGCTGGGTGTTGACGAGCTTGTCGCATCCACGCGCCTTGAGCCATTTGAAGGTAGCAATAAAAACTTCCTCGGCGCACAAGTCCTTACCGCTTTTTTGCTTTGCTTTGAGATAGGCTTTCACGGGAGGAATGTCCTCGCCCTCGAACTCGACGGGGGTGGGCAGCACCATTGCGCCGTCCGCTTTGCCATCATTGATTTTGTCTATAAGCGCCTTGGGTTTGGGGCCCGTTCCAGGGCGCGCTCCGCCTCGGTTGGTGCCGTCTTTGGCCATATTTTTGAATCCTCCTTCTTGTAATTTAACGCTTTGGGGGTTAATACCCCGTTTGAATAGGAAAAAATGCGCGTGAAAGCCCCAGCCCGCTGTAGAAAAAATAGGTCCCGGAGATTTTGACCGCCCCTGGGTTAGTGGTTGTGCCAATGGTCGCCCATTTCCGCTGTAATGCGTGAGTGGCAAGATTTACAAAGAGCCATCAAGTTGCTTTCATCGTGTGTGCCGCCGTGATTGAGTGGCAAAACGTGATGCACCTCTTTGGCAGGAGTTAATCTATCTGCCTTGAGGCATTCCTCGCAGAGGGGGTGCGCCTTGATGTATCTGTTACGAATCTTTCTCCACTCAGAGCCGTAACGCTCGCTACTGTCATAAGGACGTTCGTACTTGTTATATCGAGTGTTCATCACCCTGGTGTGTTCCTCGCAGTAACGAGCGTGTGTCAGCTTGGGGCATCCGGGATAACCGCACGGTTTCTTGGGTTTTGTCGGCATTGGATACCTCCTTTAGGGTATAAGAAATGCCACCCACAGAAAGTCCCGTGGATGGCATCTTGCGTTTATTTTTTCGCATTATAATTATACCATATTACAAGAGTCTCCTCAACTCTCTTTAACTCCACTCAACTATCTTCATGGAATTTCTTTTTCGGAAAGAAGAAGAATATCGAGTGCTTGTAGGGCGTTGTTATGCAGCTTGTAAACCCAACTGTGGGAAAAGAACATAGAAGCTGAAATGTCCTCCCAAGAACGATGCTCAAAATAGCGCTTGAGAAGTATGGCTTGATAATCGACGTTATCCAGCTTGGAAATCAGGTCGAACATAAACAGCCTCTTTTCTTGAAGCCTAATTTCATCCTTACGGATCTCAGCCTCAATATCAAGGGCTTTGCAAATTGCATCTGCCATAGGAGACACCGACTTGCTTGGGTTGTGTGGCATACCGCTGTAATTGGGACTGCAATTTGTAGCCATCGTGTGGAGTGCATCAACGCGCTGTCTTTTTGCGTTTATAAGGGTTTCGAGCCTTGAAATTTGTGCGAAGTATTCTTTTGCCGTCATATGCTTGCCACCTCCGCTTCCAATTTTGCGAGTATCAATTCGGGATTTACGTTTGTCAAGGTCGCAAACCAGGCGGAATGGAAGAAGTCGACTATTTCTTGAAATTCACGCTCACGCTTTTTCAGCTCACGGTTATATTTCTTAAGTCCTTCGGGAGATAAGCCGTTCGTGTTATATTCACGATATTCCTTGAGCTTTTTGTAATATGGGACGTAGTCTTTTACGGCTTGCAGGACTATGGCATTTGCCAGTTCTTCATAAGGGTTCATATTGTACCTCCGATTTTGTATTTTCCTCGGATTGGCACGGATTGTCTTAGATTTGCAAATTCGCTTTTACGGCATCAATAAGTGCCGTTTGCGTATGTTCCTTTTGGGAAAGAGCCTTCATAATACGCTCGTCAATGGTGCCGCCCGTGATAATATGTTGAACTACCACGGTGTTGGCTGTCTGACCTTGCCTCCACAACCTGGCTACCGTCTGCTGATAAAGCTCAAGGCTCCAAGTCAGCCCAAACCACACAAGGGTCGAACCGCCACTTTGAAGGTTTAAGCCGTGTCCGGCAGAAGCGGGGTGAATAAGTGCTACGGGAATTTCACCATTGTTCCATCTGCGGATGCTGTCGGAATCGTCAAGGCGGGAGAACGGAATGCGGAGTTTTTCCAGGCGGTCTGTAATTCTTGCCAAATCGTGCTTGAACCAATAAGCCACCAGGAGCGGTTTGCCGTTTGCCGCCTCGATAATATCCTCAAGTGCATCGAGCTTTCGGTCGTGAATGTGGACGGTGTTGCTGTCATCATCGTAAATCGCGCCGTTTGCCATTTGCGACAGTTTATTGGAGAGGGATGCTGCGTTAGAGGCGGTTATCTCACCATCTCCCAGGGTAAGCACCAGCTCGTCCTTCAGCTCCTTGTAGTGCTTTGCCTCTTCATCCGAAAGCTCAACCTTGTATTCGCTTGAAATTAGCTCCGGCATCTGCAAGTGGTCGGTAGATTTCATTGAAATCGTGATGTCGGAGATTTTATCGTAAATAGCCTCTTCTGCAAAGGGCAAAGGCTTATAGCTGAATATCACCATACCGTTTCGTTTGTCGGGGGTGAAGTAATTTGTGCGGTATTGGGTTATAAATCTGCCAAGCCTCTGTCCCATATCCAGGATGCGGAACTCTGCCCACAAATCCATAAGTCCGTTTGAGGCAGGAGTGCCTGTCAGTCCCACAATGCGACTTATCTTTTGTCGCACCTTAAGTAGTGATCTGAACCGCTTGGTGTTGTGGTTCTTGAAAGAAGAAAGCTCGTCAATGACGACCATATCAAAGTCAAACGGAATACCGCTTTCCTCGATCAGCCAACCGATATTCTCACGATTTATAACGTAAACATCAGCCTTACGCAACAGAGCCGCCTTGCGTTGTGCTTCGGTGCCGACGGCAACCGAGAGAGTGAGGTTCTGTAGGTGGTCCCACTTTCTTGCTTCAGCCGCCCACGTATCTCGTGCCACACGGAGAGGTGCGATAACGAGAACCTTGTGAACCTCGAAGCGGTCGTACATCAAATTGTAAATTGCCGTGAGCGTTATGCTTGTTTTGCCAAGACCCATATCCAAGAATACAGCCGAAACGGGATGCGTTTCTATGTAATCGATGGCATAGGCTTGGTAGTTATGTGGTTTGTATATCATTAAGAATTCCTCCGATCTGATCCTCGCTGTCAAGGACATACACCTTGAAGCCGAGGCGTGTGAGTAATTTGTGCCTTGCTACTTGCAGGGGGCGAGGTTCTTTGCCAGGAGCCTTGACTTCCACAAAGGCAATTTTGCCTTCGGGCAACAGAACGATTCTGTCGGGAACACCATCAAATCCCGGAGAGACCCACTTAGGACAGATGCCGCCATGCGTTTTTACCATCCGGGCTAAATTTTGCTCGATTTTCTTTTCTCTCATAAGCTTTTCCTTTCGTGGGTGGAGGTCGGTGACAGTCATATCTAAAAACCCTCTTTATAGCTTTTTTGACCTAAAAATTCGCCCTAAAGGGGTTTTATACAGAGACCGTCATCGACCTCCACCATCTGTGATTATTCCAGGAAATCTGACTTCAACTGCAGACCCAAAATAACATTGCCGGACTTGGTTTTCTTACGCACAAAGCCAGCCGTTTCAAGTCCCGTATAAAAGTCTGTCGTGCTACGTGCATACTCGCCGTTACGAGAACAATACGCACGATACTCCTGATAAAGCTCACCCGACTTCTGCGAAAAGGTTCTGTCGACCTCGCAGCAATCTTCAATAAAGATGGAAAGCCAGTCATTGTTGTTGCGGTACTGCTCAATGGCATCGACAACTATCTGGGGAGGAGTGAGTTTGAAATCGTGGCTGATTGCCTTCATCGCACCCTCGATAATCCAGGTAAGAATAGCGCCGCCTGCGTTTTTAACGAGGTACTCCGCATAATTTTTGATGTCGGAGTTGCGTTTGATTTTGGCGTTGAACGGAATAACGATAAGACGTCTCCAGGTACCGTCGTCGTTAGCACCAACCCTGGGCAGGTGATTTGTGTAGAGAACGAGCGTGTGAGTCGGTGCGTATTTGAACGGGTCCTTGTATTTCTTTTCAGCCGAAATCTCATCGGTTGAGCAGAGCTGTTTTACAATAGAGGTGTTAAGGCGCATACCTTCCTCAAGTTCGGCAGCAATAACCAGGCGTTTGCCTTTGAGTTCCGCCATTTCGGGTTTGACATTACGCTTGCATCCCACGGTAAGAGCATCTGCGGACATAGCACCGCTGTAAGAGCCGAGAACCTTGGAGATGGCATTCCAAAAGGTGGACTTACCATTGCTACCTTCGCCGTATGCAATGATGAGAGCTTCCTGGTAAACCTTGCCGAGGGCAGCAAGACCCACCGTCTCCTGAACATATTCGACGAGTTCGGCATCACCGCAGAAGAAGTTGTTAACGGCAGTAAGCCACGTATCCATTCCCTCGGTGGAGGGAGCAACGGCTGTAATCTTCGTGATAAGATCTTCCGCTGCGTGTTCGTGGACACCGCTGATACCGAGGCGGAGGTCGTAAGTAGCAACTGGAGTATTGAGAAGGAATTCCTGGGTATCGAACTCCTTGATATTATGAAGGAGCATGGGCTTTGCCGCCTGGAGTGCCGATGTAACATATTTCATATCTCGGCGTCTCATCACGAAAGCCTTGTAAGAGAGGGCGTAGCAGTATTCGGCAAAAGCCTTCTCGCTACGGTCATCGATAGCTTTCTCCAGAGCTTTTCCTCCGGCGGATATCGATTCCTTGTCCACTCCCGCATCAAGCAGAGCTTGCTTGGCTTTGTCAACGGCAATGAGAGCTTCTGCCAACTGACGGTCGAGAAAGTCCTCGCAAGCACCAACGGCTAACTGCTTGGATTCCGACCAATGCGTACCATCGAAACGCATATAATCGGTGGAGTCTGTATAAACAAGCTCGCGTTCGTATTCATGAGCCAAGACTTTAGCTTGTCCGATATCGGAGAAATCCGCTGGGCGGAGGCTGTATCCTTGGTTATACTGTTCAGGGGCAATATATCCTTCTTGCTTTTGTACCTTGGAGTAGAACTTCTGTGCCGAGTGCCAAATGGTCATCAGCTCCTGGTGCTCAAGCGGCGGAGTGCATTTTTCCGCTTCATCCAAGAAGCATTGCAGAGCCATTTCGTTATCTCCGTATTTTTTAATGACACGACCTGCAAAGCGGGACATCGTTGCGTTACGGCTACCCTCGGAGATTATCTGCGGAGTGCTGTGTGATCCTGCCGGCATATCTGCATCAAACTCCTCGCCGCAGAGAAACTCGGTCAAGGTCATCTCGCCATCAAAGATATCCACCTTGGGGTCTTGGGTGCCGAAATAGAACCTGGCGGCATCAAGTGCCTTTGTGTCGAAGTACGGAAAGATGGCATAGAGAAGCCGTTTGAGACTACTGTATTCTTCGGCATCGGTTACAGGGTCGATTGCAAAGAAAGCGTGGAACTTGGGACGAGCGGGCTTGCCGTTTTTCACCTTCATATGGTTACGGCTGTAATGAACGGCAAACATAACACCGGGGAAAGCCTCTGCGATGTCGGCAGGTGTCTTCCACTCGTCGGGGTCTTCGGAGTGGTCATTGTCGCACTCAACGGAAAGGCAGTTGCTACCGATATAGTTGTCGTTGCTACGGTAGTTACCCTTGTATTCGGCACACACATAATCGCGGCTTACCGCACTTTTGAGGGTTTCAATGTCTGTGATTTCAGTTCTGTTTGGATATGAGCAGTTGGACGGTGCCGCAACGTAATCAGCGGAGAAAAGGGTGAACATAGTTGTGAGCCTCCTTGATTTCAATGGATTCGGTGCTATTTAATAGCTCTTGTACTTGTGTAAAGAAATAATTATAGGCGTCCTTGCTGTGAATGCCGACCGAAGCATCAAAGGTATCTTTGATACGGCCGAAATTTTCAGACGAAAGCCATACAGAGCTTGGGCTTATAAGAGCCAGCTTTGCGTGTGCGTGAGGATTTACGTAAAAATGTGCTTGGGGGTATCTTTGCTTTAAAGCGCTTACGATGTGTTCGTATTTGCTATTGCAAATAATCGTGATCCCTTTGCCACCCTCGCGCTTTGATAGGATGTTCGCAATGTACTCTACGGAACAGAGGGAGTAAGTAACGATAATAATCTCGTCATCCGTTCTTCCGATTTGGCTGAGCCTTGTATTCCAGGTGGAAGCGGCATTGGACAGTTTGATTTCTGCCTTTAAGGCAAGACCACCGCAATCGGTCTTAAATCCCATAGTGCTTCACCTCCTGCAAGTCTGTTGAAAAATATCTGATCGGCTTATTCATTCCTTTTGCACAAGCAAGTTCCTTTTTCATGCCTTCGGAAATGTAATCACCGAACACCCAAACCTCCTTGCATTTCGACAAAAGCGTTTTACCCATCCGAATTCCCATATCACGTTCAAACTCATTGTTGTCATCGAGAAACTGTGTGTAAAGCAAATGAGGAGCTACCGCATTGTAGCCGTTGATAAAGGCAAAACGGCTATATTTTCTTGCCATTCGAGTGTTGTGTGCCACGTCTCCTCTGTACGGAGAGCAGATATAAATTAGGGGCATACCCGTCTTATATCTGTTTTCTATAGCTTGTCTTCGCTTTTCTTGTTCGTATTGTTCTTGGAGGACATTTCGCATTCCTTCGTACTCGGTAGGACTGTAGTAGCCCTCCGAATTGTATTTACTGACTTTGATTTTCATCGTCTTAATCCTTTCTGTAAAATTCTGTTTCATACCCATCGGCGCGGAGCTGAAGCCCCTTCGCCCAGGGCGGTGTTCGACCCATCTGCTTACAGACCGCATCCAAGGATACTCTCGGATCGGCTTCGATAACGACTTCATCGTGTATGTGCATTACGATGGAGCAGTAGCGCAGAGTGGTCATTGCGTAGCAAAGAATATCCCTTGCAGTTGCCTGCACGATATTTTCCACGAACTTGGGTCCGTAGCTGTCGATGCGTTCCCATTTTTTTGTTCCGCCGACGCCCTCATACGTGATGCAATCGCCACCGAACTGATTCATTCCAATCTTGGGCTTTACATACGCCAGACGTCTGCCAGATGGGAGCGTTATAAATAGCATTCCGCTTTGATAGGAAAATGTAATTCCGTGCGTCTTGGTGGTATCATGGTACCTAACCGCATCCATAACGGCGCGGTCGACCGCCCACCACAGCTGCACGATGTGTGGATTGGCTTGACGCCAGGCTTGCACCAAGGGCTGAAGCTCCTCTTCGTCAAGTCCCATCTCCAAAGCGCCCATAGCTTTGAGAGCGCCAACGGAACCGCCGTAGCCGAGAGCCAATTCTGCGATTTTACCTTTTTGACGGAGGTGTCCGTTTACACCGTGCTTTTCAACGGGAACGCCGAACATCTGTGAAGCGGAGGCGCAATAAATATCCTTACCCTGGGCAAAGACCTCTTGACGCCAATCCTCTCCGGCAAGCCAAGCGATAACGCGGGCTTCGATGGCAGAAAAGTCGGCAACAATAAATTTCTCACCGTCACGGGGGACGAAAGCGGTACGGATGAGCTGGGAGAGTGTGTCAGGGATATCGTCAAAGAGCATATCCACGGTAGCAAAGTCTCCGTCCCTCACAAGACCTCTTGCATCGGCAAGGTTGTCAAGGTGGTTCTGCGGAAGGTTCTGCATCTGTATGATGCGACCCGCCCATCTGCCGGTGCGGTTGGCTCCGTAGAACTGAAACATACCTCTGGCTCTGCCGTCGGAACACACAGCCGTCTCCATTGCTTGATACTTTTTCACAGAAGATTTGGCAAGCTGCTGTCGCAGGGTGAGAACCTTTTTGAGCGCGGGAGGAGCGGTCTTTAACATTTCTGCAACGGCTTTTTTGCCGAGCGTGTCGGTTTCCATTCCGTTGTCCGAAAGCCACAGCTTCATTTGTGCTACGGAGTTCGGGTTCTCAAGTGCGGTCAACTCCTTCATTGCCTCGGTCAATTCGGCACGTGTGCGTTTATCCAGTTCGATAGCACGTGCGACAAGCTCCATATCAAGAGCAACACCACGATCGTTGATTTCCTGGTCGATGTGGTATTCGTCCCAAACGCTCTGGGGAACGGGAAATTTAGCAAGACGGGCTTGTATGGACATCTCTGCCTCTACGTCGCGGATGTTATATTTTTTGAACATCGCCCACTTGTCCGGGGCGTGGGAGGGACGGTTGCGGGTGCGACCGCCGTTTGTTTTCGTAGGCGCACACGGCTGACAGAAATATTTGATGAGTTCTTTGCCTTCGGTCAGCTTCTGCTTTTCAAGACCGAGAACGGCTCCGACACCTTCAAGGGAAAGAGGCAGACCCATCGTTGCTGCCCAGACCATAGAACAGCACCAGGAACAAGGGTCGAGATATTCTCCCGTCGGAAGTCCAAGATAGCGGGAAATACAGATGCGTTCAAAGGAAGCGTTGAAAGCCCATTTGATTACGGCATCATCCTTGATCGCCGCGATGACCTCAAGCGGAATACACTCACCGCAAGCAAGGTCTACGACTTCAACGGGCTTGTCATCGATGCTGTACGCAAACAGCAATATTTCAAATGCGGGCGATTCCACATATCTGTAAACACCGCATTTTTTAAGGTCTTGATCGGAATAGGTTTCAATATCGATAGAGAGTTTTTTCATGGTTTTCCTTTCTAACGGTGGTGATAGAGAGAACCCTACCACCACCGCTTATGGGATTACTTGAAGTCGTGCATACGCTTTTCGTGATACTCGATATCACGAAGCTCACGTGCTTCATTGCGTTTTGCCTGTTTGCGTTCCTCGATGCCCGCAAAAATCATATTGACGGCTGCGGTAATACCGAGGAAGGAGAAAACGCCTGTGAGGGTGCAACAAAGGATAATCTCCAACATAGCGGCACCACCTTATGCGAGAAAGTCGTCATCCGCATCGGTTGCAAAATCGGACTCGGCGCTTGCCTTGCCACCAAGAGGCTCACCCGCACGGATAAGCTGAAGGTTGTTAAGACCGCAGGCAATACCACGGTTGCCGTTGGAGTTAAAGGCATAGAGGTTGATGCTTGCACGGCCGTAAACACCGGAGTAAACCTCGGAACGAGTGAGAACGGGATTACGGTCAGCATCTACGATACCGGGTGCGGTAGCGGAGTTTGCGTTGATGAAATATGCGTTTGCATACGCAGGGTCATCGGGTCTCTCGATATCTCCGTCACGGAGAGGGGTCTTGATAGCGGTGAGGGGCGGAACGCTTCTGCCGTTGCCCTTGAGCTTTGCCTGACCTTCCTGGTAGGCGGCTTCGATTGCAGCCTTAATCTTGGCTACGGTTACGGTGTCGGACTTGGGGATGATGAGGCTGATGCTGTATTTGGGCGCACCGCCGTTGATGGACTTCGGCTCCCATACGTTTGCGTAAGACCAGCGAGTGTCGGGACCAGTGATAACCTTCATAGGGTTGACGGGTTTTGTGTTGTTAGTAGACATAGTTAATTTTCCTCCATAAAATCATTTTTGGCTGTGTTGATTGCCGGGCGTTTATCGCTATCCGGCACAAGTGTGGGTTTGCCTTGTGGCTTTTCGATGTAGGGGGCAAGCAGTTCTTCAAAGCGGCTTTTGCCGAGCATTTTCTGCATTGCGGTAACACCGAGAACTTTGTGTTCGTAAGGGTCGAAGCCTGCGCCTTCAACTGTTGAGGCAACAACGGCTTCGTTTGTGTATTTGCGGTTGGAGCGTCCTTCAACGAGCTTCCATCCCGACCACTGCTTTCCGCTTATAGCCTGTCTTAAGGCGTAGTCTTTTACATCCGATGCCCAAGCGGTAAGAGCATCGACACGGCCGAGGATGTCTGCGATTTCTTCGTCATCAAGAAGTGCAGGCTCCCGGAACTCATACTTTGCGAGTTCCATATTGGCGTTGGCGCGTTCACGGCAATCCGCCTTTGCTTTGCAAAAGCGGCACCATTCGCCACAGCTGAATTCACCTTGACCGTTATAGGCGAGTTCGGCTTTTTCAGTAAGTTCGGTATCCGCCCAGTGGTAGAGGTCGTCCTTGCTCATTCGGTAAACGCTCACGTTACCTATTCTCGGCTGGAAGATGGTCATTTGCACCGAGTCGATATCGTAAATGAAATCGACCATTTCCAAAGCACCCAAGGCATAGAGCTTCATCTGTGGATTTTCTATGGCGGAGACTTCGCAGCCTTTGCCGTATTTCAGATCCACGACGTCGAGGGTGTCATTTGTGATCACCATACAGTCGCAGGTGCCAAAGCCATCTTTGACCCATCGGGAGAAGTCAACCCTCTCCTCAATAAGCACCACGGGAGTAACTCCCGTCTGCTTTGCTTCC